CCGGCCGGCCAGAAATCCTGCTGAACCTTGCCGGCGAAGCGGAAGGCGCTGTCGATCGCCGTATGGTCGAAGACCTGGTCGACGCGTTTTTCCGCGGGGCCTGTGTTCTTGGTCGATTTCCGGAACGGGATGGCGTACTGGTACGCCTCGTCGAGCAGCGGCTGGAAGGCGTCCCGCTCCCTCTGCGCGTGGTTGCGCCGCGCCTTGAGCTTGCTGACTTCGAACATCAGACCTGCCCGAACTTGTTCGGTCCCTCGCCGGAAAGCCCTGTCAGGAAGGTCAGGAGCTGACCGCCGTTTTTGCGGCCGGTCGGCCCTGCGGAGGCCTGGTCCACCTCGGCCTGCTGGCGCGCCAGCTCAGCCAGCGTGCGCCGCTGCTGCTGCTCTGCGCTCTGCTTCGCCAGCGCATTCGACTGGTCCGCCGCCTTGCTGCCGCCTCCGAACAAATTCGCCATGCCAGATTTCCCCGTAGTCGACTGTTTGCACGAAACGAAAGCCGAGGCGCCGCGCAATCGTGCGACCAGCTTTCGAGGTGCAGAGCACCACGATTTCAGGGTAGTCACGGGAAACTAAGGTCAACCGGATCTGGCGAATGATGAAGCCCACGTGCTTTGCGGCTTCCGGACGCACATTGAACCAGGCCTCCGCGCCGCCCTCGATGGGATAGAGCCCAAACAGGCCGATCAGCTGATCGCCATCCTGCAGGGCGAATGTTTCGCCACCGCGCCACATCTCCCGAGCGATCATCCAGCCGGTGCGCGTGCCTGCGCCGCTCATTTCGGCCATGTCGAACAGGGTTGCGGGTTCCCGGACGATCAGTGCCATGATGTCCCTACCTTGTGCGGATCGAAATTCCCCCGACCCTGTCCCCAGCCGGAAGTGCCGCGCGGCGGCCGGCGATCGCGTTCATGGTCACGGTCGGCGGCATTGCGGATGATGGCGGAGCGGCCGCGGATCCCGCCGATGAGATACTGCAGGGCGTCCTGGACGTCCGACCAGGGGTGGGTCTTCTCCGGTTGCTCCTCAAACTCGGTCGACGCGGTTTCTTTCCGGCGCTTGAAACGATACTTTCCGTCGAAGCCCTCAAGCAGCAGCGGGCATTTCACCGGGCAGATGAGGAGCTCGCTGTCCGGTTCGTGGTAACCGCGCAATTCGGTCTTCACCGCATCCATGCGCAAACCCAGTTCGTTCGAGCCGCCGAAGGGGATCAGCACCGGCAGGCCAAGGATCTGGGCGATTGTCTCCATGGCGGCCAGCTGGCCGCCTTCCTTGTCGGCACCATACTCGGATGCAGGGTCCGCCCAGATCCGGATCCGCGATGCATCTGCATAATTGGCCTCGATCTTCCGCAGCAGGCCCTCGCCGAAGCGGGCAGCGCCGACACCATGGCCGAGATATAGCTCGTCGAGGGCGACAATACGGGATCCCTTGGCCTGACCGAGCACAGCCGCTGGATTGAGCGTGTTCATGGAGATGTCGATGCCGATGCCTAGTGGCAGGCGGGGATCGAACTCGATGCGCCATCGAGCGACGTGGACCGTTCGGTTGAACTTCTCATACACGGGCTTGCCGTGGCGGGAATAGCCGAATTCGTTGTCGACCATGCGCTTGACGAAATGTTCGTCCTGGTTGCGCACGATGCGTTCGTAGTAGTCTGGATCGAGATTGAAACGGTTCTCGGCCTCCTCCGATCGCCCTGAAGGCTGGACGAACAGGTGACGGTCTTCCGTCACGTCCTTGAGGAATTTCTTGTAGACCCAGTTATCGACTGTCGGTGCGTTCAGGTCGCCGATGACCTGGCGCTGTCGCTGACCCGAAATGATTGGGTGCCCGAGTTTCTTGCCGAGCTCCTCGAGCTCCTGCACGGTCAGCAGAATGTTGGCGGATGGATAGCGGCCCACACGCTGCTCAAGGTCGTCAAGGGCGCCGTCGGCATGGGTGTCGGCCTCGTTGAGCCATCCACCGGAGTATTCACGCCCCTTCATCAGGGTCTCGATCGAGTTTTCGCCAAGGCCGGCAAATTCGGTCACGACCTCGATGCGAACGCCATCCGACCCCATGAAGCGCAAGGTATGCGTCACAGGTCGGTCGTTGCCGCCCGCCCATTTCGATCCTGGGAAGCCCTTTGGAAACCACTGTTTCCAGCTCTCGAGAACCGTCTTTTCTGCTGAACGGAAAGTATCGCGCAGGACGATCCACCGGCACATGCGAGTGGGCTTCTTGTCTTCCGGATGCCAGGCCACCGGCGCCAGCGTTGCCGCCATGATGCGCCGAAACGCGCATAGCGTCGTCTTCCCGCCTCCGAGCGGTCCCATGATGAAGCTGGTCAGAAACGACGAATTCAGGAACTTCTGGCCCACGGGACCGGGTGGCGTGTAGTCGAAGGGGTCGAAGTCGCCGACGATATCAAGGTCGGCGACGAGCTTGCGCAGCTGCTCGTCGGTGTGAACCTTGATGTCGTCGCGTTTGACGATGTCGGAGATATGCTGGCTCATGGGCGACAGCCCATGCAGCAAGAAAGAGCCGGCGCGCGCAACAGCGCGGGCGCGCCGGCACCGCTAGAGCCGACCGCAGGCCGGAGGCCGGAGGGCGTCCGCTCTCCCATCCTCCTCATCCCCAGAACGAAAGAGATCTCGCCCTGGAAGACCCGTAGACCCGTGGAAGTGTTCACTTTCGCCCGGACCCCGACCCCCGGGTGGAAGAGTTTAGACGCGGCGGATGCGCCAAAACGCACAACTTTCACGTGCCTTTTGGCCGACTGCTCAAATGTGGATCGGTGCGCGCGCGCGGGGCCCCTGGGGGTGGGGTGCCCCCCCTTCGGGGGAAGGTCTGCGGCGGCCCAGGGGCCGAAGGTTGATGCCACCCTGGCATGACCCGCACGCCTGGCATTGCCGAGACCGAGCCGACCAGGCAAAACATGGCGGTCCCCCTCCAAATGCAACTGATTTCCTATCAGCAAATCAAAGACGTAAGCACCTGAAATCATTTGCCTTTGCCTTCCGTGTGACTTTTATCTGTGTGACTTTCGCCCTGATCAGCCGCTAAGTCATTGATTTTATTAGGCGTCAATTCGACCATCGGGCGACCGACCGTGAGGCGCTTGGCCTGGACGATCTGGGCCTGCTCGAGCTGGTTCGTTCCGGCATTGATGACCAGGACGGGCAGCCGCTCATCATCCGGCGCATCCCGCGCCGGTGCCTTGCCGTGCAGGTAGGGAGCCAGCTTGTCGGCCACGCTCATCTGCATCTCGACGATGTCGGAGAGAGAGGGCACGGCCTGGCCGAACAGCTTGCCGATCGCCTTCTGGGTTCGCTCATACTCGATGAACCAGGACTGCAGCGCCACCGGATCGGCCGACATGAACTCGGCCTGCAGCTGCAGCGGATCCTTGAAGCCCTGGGCGTCGTACCAGGCCGCGAAATCCTGCGTCTTCCGGTTCATCGAGCCCTTCGGACGCCCCCGACCGCGCCGTCCGGCAACTCGCTCGTGCGGGTCGCGCTCCAGGCTGGCTGCCGCATCGGCACGCCAATCCCAATCCACCCCGCCATTATCCTCGGTTATTTTATTCCGATCCGCCACGCCGCACTGTCTAGAGCCTGTCTAGCCTCTGTCTAATGATAAATACTCAATAATTTCATATGGTTATATATGAAATTAGACGACTAGACAGTTAGACAGCGCGTTTCCTCATATGTATGCGCCCGCTTGCGCACATTATGAGAGGTTTGGCTGTCTAGCTGTCTAACTGTCTAATCCGTGGCGCTTTCACCAACGATTTCAACGCGATAACCGTCTAGACACTCATTAGACAGTTAGACAGTTTCCAAGGCGGGCACCGCACGCCTAGGGATACGCTACACGAGGGCAAAAACCGTCAACCGCGCCGTTTCGAGCACGCCAAAGGGTCGGGGTCCGGGTTTTGCCGCCAGAAATCACGCAAAATGGCGGCCCTCTGCTGCCGCAGGTTGCGGCGCTCATCGTGCAAGCCATCGCGTATACTCGTAGAGGGAGATGAAGCAGCACCGCGTCTGCCGGCCGGCGATAGTCACGCGGTTGTCGAAGAGGCCCGGTTTCAGCTCGATCTTCGTCATGACGACGTTCGGGTCGCCACGCCTGAGGGCGTAGTGCCAGTTCCCTTCGCGACCATCGGAGAATGGTGTCCCGTTAAGCGCCTTCGCCAGCACGCGGCTCTGGTTCGGTATGGCGAGCATGAAATGACCGCGGTGCTTCGGATCATCGACGAGGCCGATGTCGATCAGCGCAAGGCGCTCGCGCAGGTCGTGCAGGCTGGCGCCATCCCTCGTCTTAAGCTGCTCGAGCTCGTGCGCAACAGTGCGTCGCGCCCCGCCTGAATAGTTCTCGATCACGCTGGTCTGGATTGCAGTCAGAGCCTGTTCCCAGGTGGGTGCTTTGCCCTCGAGCTCGAGCACCTTGTCAGCCGCCAGCCACTCACCCCACCTGTATAGATCGTCCTCGGGCAGACCGAGGCGTTTGCAGCCCTCTTTCCCCAGCATGATGTGGGCGGCCGCCAGGAACGTGCCAAACGTCTTCTGCCCGCGGCTATCGTGCCCGTGGTCGCGCAGGATATTCGCAAACTCATCAAGATGTTCTTGAAATTCCTTCCAGCGATCTACGAGGATGCGCAGAAGCCTCGGGCCCACGGTCTCGGCCGCCTCGAGCGTCGGCGGTTTATTGCTGGATGCGCTGAGCGGATGCAGCTCGACGATGGCAAGGCGTGTCAGCGATGCCGGCGGCATCGGCGGCGGATTGATACCGGAAAAGAAGAAGGTGGATTGTGCCTGGAACTCGACGCCCTTGTGGTTCTGGCCGCCGCGGATGCGCACGGATCCGCTGGCTGCATCGCGCGCCATCTTGATGACCTTCTGCGCCTGGTCGATGCCGTCTTCGCCCTCGAGCTCGTCGATGGCGATCGGCACGCTGTCATGGCCGACCAGCTGATAAAGGCCGGCCTCGGTCGCATTGGTCGTCGAGACCATCATGCGCCCGAGGACGGTCTTCAGCACGCCATCCTTGCCGGTGAGTTCCGATTTGCCCACGCCGGCATCGCCGACGATCATGAGTGACGGCCGCCAGGAGAGCGCGCCACCGAGCATGGCAACACCGATCGACCCTAGCAGCAGCACCGCGTCGACGTCGCCGCGTCCCATGTTCCAGGTGCGCAGGATCTCGACGAGCCGCGGCGCCGGATTATCCTCCGCAAGAACGGGATCCGGCCAGGGCGACATAGAGCGCGGTCGCCGCACATACAGGTGGTCGCCGTATTCTCCCGTGTCCAGCATCTCCCCGTTGATCCACATGTGATCGCCGCAATGGAGGATCAACCCACCCTGGGGATCGCGCCAGGCTCCGCGGCCGCGCACCATGTCGGTCGGCGACCAGGCGCCACGTTCCCTGCAGGCGGCGTAGAGCGCACGGCGCACCATTTCGGATTTGAAGCCGGTCACCCGCCCCTTGTTGTCGAAGCTCGGGAAGGCCCAGTCGAGCCATGGTTCATGCCCGGCAAAAAGCTTCTGCAGGCGCTCGACGCCCATCGAGGCCGTGCCCGTATTGAACACCTGGCCCATCGTGTCGACGAAATAGTAGTCCTCGCCGTCATAGCCGAGCGGCCGGACGGGGCAGTTGTACGGCAGATGACCAGTTTCATCGAAGACGGCCGCCTCTAACCACTCGCCCGGCTTCAGGCCGTCGAGCGGCTTGCCGCGCGCAGGATATTCGGTCTCCTGCGCCGCGATCTGGCGCTTTGCCCTCTGCTTGGCGCTGCGGATTACGCCTCCGACCTTGCGCGCGCCGGCGTCCTTATCGTCTGTCATCAAAAAAATTTTCCGAATGACCGGGAGACGGGTCGAAAACCCGCCTTCCGGTTGACAATTGAGCGCTCATTTTCAGGTGGCGGGTTTGCCCTTTGCGGACTTCTTCCCGCTTTTCACGCCGTCTGCGACAGGATCGACACGACGAGCGCCGGCTTCCGCATCTGCCAGCGGATCCGCCACCGCATCAGCGTTCCCTTCCGATGCCGGCGCCACGCCGGCGTGAGCTGGCTCGTCCGGCTGAGCACCTCCGTCGCCAGCCAGTTCAGATACCGAGCCCTGTGCGCCCGGATCCGCTGGCGGCGTATCGCCCGCTTCCTGTCCCGCGTCTGCAGCTTCTTGCGCATTATTCTTCTCCTCCCTCTGACCGGCGCTGAGCGCTGCCGGCTTTTCCGTTTCGGTTTCGTCGATCGGCGCGCCGACTGATTGCGTGAGCGCAGAGGCGGCCTCCTGCCGGGCGACCTCCTCCTCGAGACGGCGCGCGTCCGCCGCCTCCTGGTCCCTCAGCCATTGCTTCTGGTAGGCCTCCTGGTCGGAGAGCGAGCCGTGTTGCTCGAAGATGCTGTCCTCGAGCTTCAGGGTCGGCGCCGGCGACGCGTCGCCGAGCGGGATCAGCTTGCGCGCGTCGAGCTGTGCGAGCTCGAGGCGGTGATGCGTCCGCATGCAGGTATCCGTGAAGATTTCGAAAGCGAGCCGCCTGGCGAGCGGCACGGCCGGATAATCCCTGCCTTCGTTGACCACGATCCCGTTCATGGCGGCCCAGCGCCAGAGCTGCCCGGCCGGAATGTCCCGCCCGTTGACATAGCGCGCCATGTCGAGCACGTCCTTCTCGACGCCGTCCTCGTCGTCGGGGTCGCTCCCGAACCAGGTGCGCGGCCCGAAATCGTTCTCTTCGTCTTCCGTCATGGCAAGGAAAAGCTGCGACGCAGCCACGTGTGCGATCGCCCCGCCGAGATCCGCCGCTTTCAAATCCAGAATGTTCATCACCATCCGCTCCTTATCGCGTCGTTGACATCCTTCCCCCAGTCGGCCGGCATCGAGACGATCTCGACCGGCTTCCTGAAGCTCTTGAGACGGGCGATCGCCAGGTCGAATTGCTCCTGTGCCTGGCGCTTGCCCCAGTCGTTGTCCTTGAAGACGATCCATCCGTTGACGGCCGGGTGATCGGGTACGGTGCGAAAGCCAGAAAGACTGCCGCACGACCACATGCGCAGCTCGGGCTCGGCGATCGCGGCGGAAAGCCCGTCCTCGATGCCTTCGACCAATCCGCAGAGGCCCGTCACGCCCTGGGCGGCCGCATCCTCGGCGGAAAGACCGCTCGAGCCGTTGGTCAGGCGGATGACGAGCCCGGACGTGGCCGGGTACATCATCTTCGCCTTCTCGACCTCCGCCTTGTCGGACCCGTCAGGCCGCAGGAAAGTGTAGTGGCAGGCGCCGATCCTGCCGCCGACGTCGACCATGGCGGCAATCATCGCCGGCATCTTCGGCCTGCCCGGCAGGCGCCAATATTCGCAGTCACGGCGATAGCGCAGCGAGCGGCCGAGATGCGGCACCTTCTCGATGGGAGCATGACGGGCGGCAAGATAGACGGCCGCCGGCGTGCCGATCACGGTCGGGCAGCAGGCATAGAAGAATTTCCGGGCGCGATCGACCTGCGCCTTGTGGGCGCGATCGTCCTTGGCCTCCTCGGCGACCTTGCGCGTGCGCGCCTCGGCGGCGAGTTGCTCGCGCTGTTCGCGTGGCATGTTCCGGATGCCGAAACGGTCCTCGATCCATTCGACCGCCACCATGCGCGTGTCGGCGTCGACCGCGCCCTTGAGCGCCAGCGCCACGAGGTCGATGGCATCGCCGGTTTCTCCGGAAACGAAATCCTTCCAACCGCCGCGCCGCGCCCCGGTCAGCCAGACGACCATCTGGCTTTCCTTCGCGCCGGGGCGCCACTTGTTGACGACGTTCCACAGGTTCTTGCCTTTGAACGCCTTCTTCGCGCCGTAGAGGTCGGCAAGGATGCTCTCGATGCTGCCGACGACATGATCTTTCGCGACGGAAAAACGGCTCATGTTTCACATCCCCATGATGGCCGCCTCAAGGGCGGAAAGAGCCTGGTCGTAGCCGCCGACCTCGCGCCGCTCCTCAACCGAGCGCAGCAGCTTCGAGACGTTCTGTTTCGTGCAGCCGCACACCTCGGCCGCCATCGCGCCGTTGACGCCGCAGGCCGTGACCAGCAGGTAGATCTCGACCGACCGCCGATCGGCGATGCGGATCTGCGATTGGCTGAGGGCAAGCCGGATGCCCTTGAGGGCGATGCGCGCTGCGCGGCCGATCTCGTCAGTCATCGGCGCGGCCCTCGAACATCATCTCGCCGGCCCGCCGCTTCTGCGCGATCGTGCGCAGGGCGAAGCGCAGGTTATTCACCTGGGCGAGCGAGGCGCGCCCGCGGCGCCGGATCCGGCGATAGGTGGCAAGCGCGATGCCCGCCGCCGAGGCCAGCTCCTGGTGCTCGATGCCGAGGCGCAAGCGCTTTGCCTCGATGCGATCGAGGGCCTGCGCCTGGTCGGGCCGGTATGGGGTCCGCTGCTTCTTCATCTGTCTCATGCAAATTTCAGGGGTTTTCGATCCCGCCGGCACAACGGACCAAGCCGGCGGGCACGCACTACAAATCGGTTATGGAATGATCGGCGACGGGCCGATCCGCGTTCGCCTCTGCCGTCTCGGCGTCCATGCGCCGGGCGGCGATGAGCATGATGCTGCCGAGCGCGGCGATGGCTTCCTGCGTCTCCTGGCGAAACGAACCGGTCTCGCGGCACCTGGTCGCCGACATGTGGACATACATGTCGTCGAGGTAGGCGATGCCGATCCGGAAGCCTGCATGGTAGAGCCGGTTCCGGATCGTCATGTCGTATTGGCGCAGGTAGACTATCGGGCAGGAAAGCAGCCACTCTGCCCGCTGCAGATGGGTCTTTGCCGACGCCAGCTCGGCGATGATGGGAAGGAGCTCGTTCATGCCGCCGCCCTCACGCCTTCACGCCGAGGGATATGAGGTCCTTCTGCAGGCCCTTGTTGTAGACCTCGACCAGAACCTTCGCGATGTTCAGCGCCGCGTCGCCCCCCCCCATTTTCCGGAACGTCTCGCCATCGGCCACGAGGATCTTCCGGTCCTTGCCGTGCAGCTTCGTCACCATGCGCTGATGGTCGATCGCCCGCCTGTTGTTGCGGTAGAGCCGGGCGAGCGCCTGGATCATCGTACCGTTCAGCGCGCCGGCGTCCTTCGGCCAGGCCTCGCGGAGCGCCTTGCAGGCCTGCGTCACGGCCGTGTCGCCGTAGGCCTTGATCGCCCGCTCGATCGCTGTGATCGCGCTCGTCCGGCCGGGCGCCGCCGATTTCGTGCCCGGCGGCACCACCTCGCAGCCGGCCTCGTCGAGCACGGAGCATATCTGCATCATGAGATCGTCGCCGGCCTCGATGCCGGCCCAGTATTTCTCGACCGTCGAGATCGCGCTGCGGTTGACGTTGACGCCGAGGAAGCTCTGCGCCTCCTCGTAGGCCTGGTCGAGAACGACGATCGCGGCCGGCACGGCCGTGATGGCCGGATGCTGGCAGGCGGCCTCGAAACGATGCTGCCCGTCATAGACGGCGAAGCGCCCGTCCTCCCGAGCCACCAGCATCAGAGCGCCGAACTGCGCCCAGGTGAAATCGCGCAGGATCTGCTGCACGCGCCTCGGCTTGATCGGCCGCTGATAGCTCGCATCGACGAAGATCCTGTCGAGCTCGACCCAGGCGAGCTCCGGAAGCTCCCCGGTATTCATGTTGATGGCGGCAGTCTGCATCACAACAGTCTCCCTTGCTTGGCGACCAGGACCGGCCGCGCGGGTTCGCTCGGTTCTTCCTTTGCGGCCTCTTTCATCCGCCGCAGATATTCCAGAGTGAGTGGCGCTGGCCCGGGCTCGATGCCGACGCTGGTAAAGCGGCTGCTGCTCGAGAAGGCGACGACCTTCGCACCCTCCCAGCCGTCGGCCTCGATCAGTGCGTTGAGCTCGTCGACCATCGCCTGATGGTTGGCCGTGTTCTGCGCGGGATCGCGCGAGATCTCGCAGCCGCTGTGGATGGCGAGATAGCGGCTCATGGGTGCACCTCGATGTTGCGCCGCCAGTCGAAGAAACCGAGCGCCCCTCTTACCGGAATGAAATCGACGGGCCGCGCGTTGCGGATGATGAAGCCATACCGGCCGACGAACCACGGGCTGTCGCTGGCATCGACGCAATCGACGATCTCGGCCACACCGACGATGCCACCGCGCTTGTCGGCCCAGGCTGGTGCGCTGAAGGTGTCCCATTCATCGTCGCTATGAATAAGCCGCTGCCCGGTATCAATCGTCATGTTCTCGCCCGTTACCGGGTGGTGCGCACCATCGCTATACGTCAGCGACATCGCGCAATCCTCGTCCAGCTTTTTGCCCGCGTGGATCGCGATCGGCCCGCGAAACTTGGTCGGCCAGTCGCGGTTCTCGATATCTTTGTGGCCGTTGACGATCAGCCAGGCCCATGGCTGCATGATAGAAAGGGCATGTTTGGGAAGATCGTTCACGGCATTTCCCCCATCGCTTCAAGGCGGCGGAGCGCCCCGGCGCGCCAGTTGGCGAGCAGGCCGGAAGAGCCATGGGTGCAGCTGCAGCGGATCCCGGCGAGCGTCATCGTCTGGCCGTCGAAGGCGCTGCGCGCGATCTTCGCACCTTCTTTCTCGACGAGCTCGGTGACGATCGCGTCCATGGCGCGTTGCCAGCGATCGCGCTCTTCCATCTCCGCTTTGAAGTCACGGGATTGGCCGGAATGCACGGCCATCGGCGGCACGGCATTGACCCTCTCCAGGATCAGCGTCCGCAGGCGTTTCAGCTCGGCTGGGTCGACCTTCTTCATGGTTCGACCCTCAGCCCGAAGAGCAGCGTGCAATGGCTCATCAGGCGCCTGGTGCCAGGCTGCACGTCTATGACGAGAATGCCCCCTCGTCCGGCCGCCCGCCCGCGACCCGGATATCCGATCACCTCGACGACGGCGCCATCACGGCGAAACTCTATCAGCGCGCAGGAGACCGAGAGGCGAAGCCCCTCGAGGACATTGTCGCCTGGGCCGATCTCCCGCCCCTGGCAGATGACGGGCCGTCCCTCGTAGAAGGCCTTGATGCCCGGCCCGTCATCGTCGCGGCCATTGGCGAAGATGATCGGATGGAACGGCGGCAGGATGATCTCCCGAGGCGGCGCCCGGCGTCGAGAACGGGAGAAGAATGCGCGAAGACGGGCAATCATGATTTCACCTCGTCGCATTTGAGCTTGTTCATTGCGGTCACTCCTGCTTTGGATGACATCTTCGGCATGAGGAGGTAGGCATGAGCACAGGTCACGTCGTCGGATTGCTGATTGCCTGCGGCATTGCGGCCGTCATCGGCTTTGCAGGCTCCTGGCGGTACAGCGGCGCCCACCTGTGGGCCGGCTTCACTGCCCTTGGTCTCTTCGCGACACTGGTTCAGGGCATCAAGATCGACTGGATCAGCGTCCTGGCCCCCGTCGCGTTCGCCTACGGCGGCGCATACCTTCGCATCGCGAAAGAGCGGGGCGACGTCTAGCCAGGTCATTGCTCGCCACCCTCCGCTTGCTGAAACTCGTCCGGAAAAATCGAGCGGATGACAGTCTTCGTGGCTGCCTGCAAACGGCTATCGTTCCGCACCCCCGCATAGATTGTCCGCTCGGGAATGCCGGCTCGGCGCGCGAGTTCAGCGACTTCGATGCCGCGGCTCTCGCGCCAGTTGTCCACAGTCTTCCATGTGAGACGCATCACGCTCTTTCCTCGTTGGATAATTCATGAAAGAAGTGATTTGCGGCAATTCGTCAAGTGAGCCGCTTCCGATTTTCTAGTGGGCGGCTCCACCATATGTTTCGCGTTGTGGAAAACGTGCGCCGACAGCATCTGGATTGGTATCACTTCGTCCTGGAGGTAAAAGGCTGGGACGCAGCTGAGCTGTCACGTCGTACGGGCAAGCACCCTTCGACCTTCTCCAAGTTCCTGAACGACCCTGAAAACAAAGCGCAACTTGGTCCGGCGACCGTCCGGTTGATCGAGCAAGTTTCAGGGCTGAAGGCGTTCTCCACGGAAATCCCGGTAAAGCCCCGAGGCCTCGCCGATGTCGAAAGCTCGCGCTATGAAGCTGAGCCGCTAGCGGTTGTAGACGGTGCAGTTAAAGCCATGCAGGGCGTTCGAAACGGCCTAGAGCCGTGGGTAATGCGGTCGAAAGCATTGGACGGGGCCGGATACATGCCAGGCGACGTCTTGCTAGTCGACCTGAATGCCAAACCCGAGCCCGGTGACGTTGTCTGCGCCCAAGTTTATGATCGCTTCGGCAATGCGGAGACCGTCTTCCGCATATTCGAGGATCCTTTCCTCGTTGCCCTCACGATGAGGGTCAATCTGATCAAGCCGCTCCTCATTGATAATGACCGAGTTGTGATCCGTGGAGTGGTGGTTGCATCCTTCCGCGAGAGCCGCGCCGCTTAATTGTGCCGCTGCAACTATCCCCGTTTTTCTTCACATTTTTCAGCCCTCCCAATCGGTTTGTTAAATCCCATTTTGCATCCTTTCACATGAATTCATGAAATAACAGTTGAATTCGAGTGAATTTTGCGCAAGCCTTCCGGTGCAACTGATTTGCATCGGAGATCGGCATGCTGTCGGAAAAACTTGTCAAACTGCCCGAGCTGGCCGCCGCGCTTGACCGCTCGGAAGACTGGATCAAGCGCAACTGGCTGCGCCTGCACATGGAGCGCGGCATGCCCCGCAAGCTCACCGTCGGCTGGTCCTGGCCGCGGGGCGCGCTCGAGCGCTGGCTTGAACAGGGCGCCGACGGCGCCGCCAGGGAAGAGCCTGTACCGGCGACCAGGCCGCGCGAGATTGCCCCTCTGCAGCTCGCGATCGCCAACCAGAATGCCCGCATGCGTCAGCGCTACGCAGGAGGGCGCACATGACGAAGGTCATCCATTCCGGCATACCGCTCGAGGACGCGCTCACGAGCGAACACAATCTGACGCGCACGATGGCACGTTGCGCCATCAGCGGATGGGTCGAGCAGCTGTCCGCCTGGGTCAACGCCGAGGTGGTTCGTCCCGACGGCGATCCGATGATCGTGGTTCAGGCCATGTCGATCGTCTTCATCCAGACGATCGGAAGTGTTGCCGCCCAGGTGAGCAAGCCGAGCGGTGATCAGATCCTCAAGGATGGCATCATAGCGATCGTCGAGGAGCAGTTGATCCATCATATGGAGATGACGCGAAAGGCGGGGCGGCGATGAGAAGCTCTGTCTCCGAAAACCCCGCTGCGCTGGCACCGCACAAGGTGCTCACCCGCCGGCAGCAGGAGGCCGTTCTGGCGATCGGCCATTTCCGCCACATCCGCAAGGCCGGCACCACTTGGGAGATCGGCCCGCACCGTTTCTCGCTCACCCTCGTCGACGCGCTCGTGCGCCGCCATCTGGCGCGCGAGGCGAGCCGGTCGCTCTCCCTCACGCTCGCCGGCCAGCTCGCCGAAAAGCGCCTGAAGGAGCGACAGCAATGAAGACCACTCGCGAAATCCTTGCCGAGCTCGAGCAGCTCAGCATGAAGAGTGACGAGCTCATGACGCGCCTCCTCGCGGATCTCGGCGACTATCACACCGAGCTCGACAGCCTCATGCGCGCTGCCTCGCTTGCGCGGGCGACATCGTCGGCCGTCATCGTCGAGGCAGCCTGCATCGTCACCGAGCGGGAACGCGGCGAGCCCGTCCTAACCAGCCTTCGCCGGACGCTGCTCCAGTAGCGGATCCGGCAAGACCGACCCGAGGGATGTCCCCAGGTCTCGGGTCGCCCGCCCACCTCCGCCTCCAGGTCGGCGGACCTCGAAGGCCGGCGGTTTTGTGCTGCGTGCCGCCGGCCTTCATTTTCAACCTCAGCAACGGGAGTATCCCATGAACATCGCAGTGAAGACGCATGCCGCCACCATCGCACGCCCCGACGAGGACGCGTCGATCCTGACCGTCAACAATACGGATGAAGGAGCCGTCCTCGTCCTGCGCGCCGGCACCACCATCACCGTCGACGGCGCCGATTTCAGCTTCGCGGCCGAAACCGTCGTCACCCTGCCGGATCTCATTCCCGGCGAGGACTACGGCGTCCGGCTCGACGCCGACGGCAAGCCCTTTGCCAGCCTCCTCGGCCCGGAGAACCCGATCGATGCCGGCTGGCTCGGCGGCTTCCACTACGCCCTGGGCGGCAACGCCACCGGCCGCGAGGGCGGCGACGATACGCCGGCGATCAACCCCGCCTCGCTGTGGGATCTCGGCTATCGCCCGGCTTGCCCCGATCCGCGCGGCATGACCTGCATCGAGGTGGCGGACGGCAAGCGTGTCTGGATCGACGTCTTCCTCCTCTGCGTCGACCGCAAGCGCCACGGTACGAGCCGCTGCGGGGTCACGATCGCCGACGGACGTTCGCTCGCCCGCCTCAACTACCATGATGCCGTCGCCGTCATGGCCGAACACGGCAAGCGCCTGCCGACCTATGACGAATTCCGGAGCGCCGCCTACGGTGTCAAGGAACGCTCGTCGGCCGACAGCCACCCCCGGACCACCGGCCTCGATGCCGCCCGCACCAGCGCCTGCGGCCTCATGCAGGCGACCGGCAATCTCTGGATCTGGGGCACCGACGGCGATCCCGAAGACCCGGCTCCGTCCATCTTTGGCGGCGGCTGGATCTACGGCGGGGACGCCGGTTCCCGCTGCGCGAGCCTGGATTACCCCGCTGGCGACTCGGACGGGTACATCTCGGCCCGCGGCGCCTGCGACCACCTGGGCGCCTGAGCGCCCGCGCGAAAGCGCGGGCCATCCCTCCTGATCCGGACGATCGCCAGCCATGCAACGCAATGAACATGTGAACTCCAGGGATCTGGTGATCGTCGAGAAATACGAGGCCACCGTGAGCTATCTCTATCCCATCCTCCAGTCTTTCCCGCGGCGCCACGGCGCGCTGCGCGACAGCATGATCGGGATGCTGATGGACACGGTCGGCCTGCTCTACCAGGCGGCGATGTCGAAGCAGGCGTCGCGGCTCTATGCAGCGGATGCTCATCTGGCGACGCTGCGTTTCTGGTTGCGCTTCGCCTGCGGCAAGAAGCTCCTCTCGCACCATCAGCACCAGGTGGCGCTACGCTACCTTGCAGAGACCGGCGCGATGCTCGGAGCGTGGATCCACAAGGTGAAGGGCAACGGGAGGTCGGGGCAATGACGTTGCTTGGTCCGTCCATCTTTGGCGGCAGCTGGATCAACGGCGAGAACGCCGGTTCCCGCTACGCGAACCTGGATTACCCCGCTGACAACTCGAACGAGAACATCTCGGCCCGCGGCGCCTGCGACGACCCCTTTCCGGCTCGGCGACGGTCACGGCCGCGCCGGCCATATTCCACCGGCGCTCATGCGCCAGGGTGGTCGGCCCAACCTTCCAGCTTCGGCGAACACACTGCGAGGTCCGGCAGAGCGGGGAGTAGCGGCGCGCGCGCCGTCGAAACCCGCGGCCGGCGTCTCGCCGCGAGGAACTCCATGGCAAAGAAATTCCGCAATCTCATCGGCCGGATCACGGCCGATGCAAACATGCGCGAGGCCCTGCGTCTGACGGCCCGCGGCAAACGCCTGACGCCGGGATATCTCGAGTACAAGGAATACTCGGTTCTCAACCTGCATCACCTGGCGGCCGCCATGGCTGACGGCTCCTACCGACAGGGAGAATCGCTGCAATTTCGCATCTACGATCCGAAGGAGCGACTGATCTCGGCGTTGCCCTTCGAGGATCGCATCGCGCAGCAGGCCGTTGCCATCGTCATCGCACCGATCTTCGACGCCACGCTCCTGCCGCGCTGCTTCGCCTGCCGTCCCGGCAAGGGCACCCACGCCGCTGCAATCACCCTGCAGGCCGACATGCGCCGCCTCGATCGCGATGGGCCGCTCTATGCCCTCAAGACGGACTTCTCGCGTTACTTCTACTCGATCGAGCGCGGCACCCTCTGGCGGCTGATCGACGCGAAGATATCGTGCCGCGCCACGCTGCGCCTCATCGAGGCGATGCTGCCTCGATCCGGCATCGGCCTGCCCATCGGCAATCTCACCTCGCAGATCTTCGCGAACATCTATGCCGGTGTCGTCGACCGCCACCTGCAGCAGGATCTCGGCGAGCGCTACTGGTATCGCTACATGGACGATATCGTCGTCCTCGGCCGCGATCCGGATCACCTGCGCAAGGTCCGCGCCTCGATCGAAGCGCTCTCGCGCGAACAGCTCGGCCTCAGGTTCTCGAAGTGGAGCATCCAGTCGGTCAGCCGCGGCGTGAACTTCGTCGGCTATCGCATCTGGCCGACGCACAAGCTCCTCCGCCGTGACAGCGTGATCCGCGCCCGCCGCAAGATCAAGGCCTATCGCGCCGCCGGCGAGCACGCCAGGTTGGAGCGTTTTCTTGCCGCCTGGACGGGCCACGCCCGCTGGGCCGACAGCCGCAATCTTCTCAAACATCTCGACGTGCCGCACGCTCGCATCGGGCGCAGCGACGTCACCAACACTCAGAAAGGAGCGCCGGAATGAAGAAGCCGACGATCACGCAGCGCAAAATCCTCGAAACCGCTGCCGGCCTCGCGGACCATCACCCACAAGGCCGGTCGCAGCACGGCGGTTGGACGAGCGCTTATGCAGTTTGCCGCCAAAACGGTTGGATCGGTCGGGATGGCAAAACCACTGAGGCCGGTATGCAGGCCATCGGCCGCGCCCCCACAGAAGCTTTCGGAGGCGATCATGCTTAGGGTCCAGATGCACCGCACGCGGCACAAAATCAGTGATCTGGCCGGCTGGTCCGACTGGTCGAGGTGGGAAGAAGGCGTAGGCCAGACCGACGATCCGACCTTTGAAATCGAGATCGAGAACCGGGTGTTCTTCACCGGCCCGGAGATGCGCTCATTTCAGGATCGCGTGCAGCCGTGGATGATGGAATGCTTCGGCCCCATGATCGCCGGGGACCGTGAAGAGCGAAACCATCGCTTCCTTGAGGAGGCGCTGGAGCTTGTCCAGGCGTGCGGCTGCACCGCCAGCGAGGCCCACCAGCTTGTAGATTATGTCTACGGCCGGCCGGTCGGCGAACCTCATCAGGAAGCCGGCGGCGTCATGGTCACGCTCGCCGCGCTCTGCCTGGCCAACGCACTCGACATGCACGAGGCCGGAGAAACCGAGCTTGCCCGCGTCTGGACGAAGGTCGAGGCGATCCGCGCCAAGCAGGCCGCGAAGCCGAAGCATTCGCCGCTTCCCGGTCCCACCTCCACAGAAGCAAAGGGAGGCGGCCATGGCTGATCGAAGCCACCTACAGCGCCTTGAGCGCGAGCTCATCGATAAGGGCAAGATAATTGAGGCAGGTTGGATCGGTCTGCGACTGGCGGCCGTCCCCGACAACGCTTCGGCAATGCAGCTAGAAGAAATGCGGAACGCCTTCTTCGCGGGTGCGCAGCACCTGTTCGCTTCAATCATGTCGGCCATGGATCCCGGAGAGGAGCCGACCGAGGACGATATGCGCCGCATGGGCTGCATCCAGGACGAGCTTGACGACTTCATCGAGAAATTCGAGCTCAAACACTTTCCGGCAAAAGGGTGTGCGTAATGGCCGACGTCAAGATCCGCCATGTCACCTGGCGAAACGGCCGCCCGCGCTTCTCGCCTGGGCCTGCCCTCCGCGGCAAAGGCTACAAGCCTGCCGACCTTAAACACCCCGATGGCCGCTGGTTCAGCCAGGGCGAGGCGCTGGATTGGTCCAACGCCTTCCGTCAAGCACTGGAGGCTATGAAAGCGGAAACCGCGCCAGCGGCCATCCCTGCGTCGATTGCGCCGCTGGTCTCGCGGCCATCGGTGACCTATCCCATGTCGCAGCTTTTCGAGGACTGGTTCAGGAGCCCGCGTGTTTTGAAGCGCAAGGACGGCGCGCCGCGGCCGCCGGCGACCATCAAGGACTACAAGCAGAAGGCCCGCGTCCTGGAACTGTGGGATCCGGACATGTGGGCATCGGAGATCTCGGCACTCGACCAGTCGATCTGCTACGGCCTCTATGAAGACCTGTGGAAGAGCAAAGGTCTCGCGACGGCCCGCGGCGCGCTGACGATCCTCGGTATGGCGATCAGCTGGGGCCTGCGCACCGGCCGTATCAAGGGGCTTACCATGAACCCGGCCCGGGATCTCGACATGCAGGCGCCGGCGGCGCGTGCCCGCTTCATCACCCGCGAGGAATTCGACCACCTGGTTGCGACGGCAGAGGGCGAGAAGTTCCGGCGGCCGGATTTCGCCGACATGCTCTATTGCGGTGTCTGGACCAGCCAGCGCCAGTACGATCGCCTCCGCCTGCAGCTATCGGCATTCCGCAAGGGCCGCTTCGTCCTGCGCCAGAACAAGACCGGGGCGATCGTCAATCCCCCGGTGGCCGCGCCCTACAAGGCCCGGATGGACGCAGCGGCCGAGCGGCGGAAGATCAAGGAGATCATTAGCCCCTACGCCCATCTCAACGAAAGCACCTGGGCGCCGTGGAACCATTGGACCTATCGCAACCTCTTCTCCGAAATCCGCGCGGCAGCGGCGAAGACCATGCCGAGCTGCGCGACGATCATGGAAAAGGATCTGCGCGCTACCGGCGTCACATGGATGGCGCTTGCCAAGAACACGTTGCCGCAAATCTGCGCCGTCTCCGGCCACTCCCTGCAGGGTGCACACATCATCCTGAAACACTACCTGGCACTCCACCCGGAAATGGCAACGACCGCGATCGGCAACCTGGTCGAATGGTACGAGAGCGGTAGCAACTCGGATATGGCGGTGTGAAGTCAATAGCCGCGATTCTGGTCCGCGTAAGGGTCGTAGTCATAACGGCGGAGAGTGCCGCCGTCCCGGCTTCGCGTCGTCCATCCGCCATTCAGACCTTGGGAAGTCTGAGAGTCGAGAACACCATTGCGGTAGGTGTTGTAGCCGCCGCCGAAATTCTCTTCCGTTCGATAACTATTTCCATGGCCATCGCGCGAGCAGCCACCATCAACGAACTCGCATGCGGCATTGGCTTCGGTTCCCACGAAGACGATAGCTGCAATTATCGCAAATCGCATTTTCTACACCTCTGGCTCGCTTCTACTCTCGGTCGCACAGTACCGACTCTTCCAGAAAAAGGCGAGAGATCGAGTGACCGTTGCAGCGTGTGACTTTCGTGTGACCTTTTGTGACCTTCATCAGTCACTTCTAAGGTTGACCGGAAAGCCTGAAGCGCCTGCGGGTCGAGGGTTCGAGTGGTGAGCGCGCAGGGATTCGAACCCTGGACCTACTGATTAAAAGTCAGTTGCTCTACCGGCTGAGCTACGCGCTCCCGAGCGGGGCGTGGCGCCTCGCGGAAGTGCGCGGAACATATGCAGGAGGTTCTGCCGGGTCAACCCGGAAAATGCGTCGAAAAACAGCTTTCGCTGCCGCTTGCCGGCGCTATTTCTCCTTCGGTTTGGCGCAGCCGGCGATTTGCTCAGTAGACCTGGTATTTCAGCAGTCCCAGCGACCAGTTGATGCTGCGGTTCTCCACGTCGCGCGTCCAGGTCTGCTTCAGGGCGCCGGCGATGTCGGCGATGGTGGTGCGGGCGTCGAGGTCCTTGGTCAGGCCATAGTCGCTGGGGGCGACCTTGGTGAGGTTGACGTCGTCGGCGACGACGATGGCGACGAGCACGTTTTCGCTCGGGCCGTCCGCCTCGAAATCGAAGCCGTAATAGTCGTCGGGGATGGTGAGCGGAACGCCGGCCGTGAGCGGCGTGATCTTCTGCGCCGCCTCGTTCGGGAAGATCTGCGTCGCCTTGCCGTCCTTGTCGACGTCGTAGAGGATGAGCTGGCCGCCGATGCTGCTCGTCACCGTGATGCGGAAGGCATCGCCCGTCTTCAGGGTATAGGAGGACAGGGCGAGCGTGACGTCGCCGGCCGGCGGCTTGCCGAGGATGTCGCTGACGGCATCCACCGGGTTCGCCGCGACATAGGCGGTCTGCGGCGTGTTCTCGACCTTCACCTCCTCGACCTTGCCGTAATCGGGCGTCTGCTGCTCCTGATACTGCTGGACCTGCCCGCCGCTCGCAGCGGCCGGGACCACGGCGCTTGCGCCGAGCAGCGCGTAGTTGACCTCGAGCTGCGGGTCGAGGCCCTGGCACTCGCTCTGCGCGGCGCAATAGGTCTGCGACTGCTTCTTCACATATTCCAGCAGTTCGGCATTCGAGACGATGCCGTTGCCGTTGCTGTCGGCGGCGGAAATCTCGTGGCCGTTGACATAGGAGAGCGTGAAGACGCCGTGCCGCTCTTCCGGCGGCAGGCGGGTATCGTCCCAGGCAACCTGGTAGGAGGACGCCGCGCTCCAGGCCTCCACGCCGTTCTCCTTGACGACCTCCGGCTTGTCCACCACGGCGACGTCGACGCGCAGGCCGCGCATCTTCACCACGTCCGCCGGCTTGGCGTGGGGGCGCGGCAGGAAGCGCGCGCTCTCCATCGCCTCGCCCACATTGCTCGACAGCGAGCGCGAGATGGTGCCGGAATGGCAGGCGTCGATGACGATGGAGACCGCGCGGTCCTTGAGCCTTGCGAGCATGGCGTCGATCTCGTCGTCGAGGATGACGTTCGTCCAGTCGCTGTCGCCGGGCGCGATGTCGTAGGTCGACAGCGCCTCGTCCAGCCCGTCCTCCTCGTCGCCGTTCTGGTCCTTCACCTGCAGGCCATGGCCGGAGAAGTAGAAATAGACGCGGTCGCCCGGCTCGGTGCCGTTGACGAGCCATTCGTCGATGCTGGCGAGGATCGCCGCGCGGCTCGCATCCTGGTCGCGCAGCACGCGGATCGAATCGGCCGGATAGCCGAGCTTTTCCTTCAAGAGCTTCTCGATCAGAGGCACGTCGTTCTTCGGCCCTTCCAGGAACATCTTCTCCGGCAGGTTGGCATAGCTGCCGATGCCGATGACCAGCGCCCGGTCGGCAGCAAAGGCAGCGGGGGCGAGGAGCAGGCAGACGACAAGGGCGGCGGCATACCGGATCATCAGAGCGTTTCCCGCGTATAGAGAGGTTGGATGGCGACGCTGGCCTCCTTGCCGTCGAGCCGGGTCGCAAGCGCCTGCAGGAGGGTTTCGGCCGTGACGTTCCGGTCGGCGAGCACCGAGCCGATGGCATCGACCGGCTCGGCGGTCGAGATGGTGATGAGATGATCGGCGCCGAAGGGTTTGACGACCTCGACATCCGTCAGCTTGAACTCGGAACTGTTCGCGCCGGCGGCCTGCATGTCGAGGAACTGCACTTCGCCCGTATTGGCGAGATTGAAGACCAGCATGTTCGGATAGCGGCCGGGCGGCGCGTCGAATCGAAGGCGGTCGCCCGCGGCATAGATGTCCTTGACGGGCGTCAGGGAAACGGAGCCCGGGTTCTGGCTCGCCATCGCCTTCAGGAAATCGAGGAGCACGAACTTGTCCACCACGGCCTGGATGCGGTCCGGCCCGACATTCTCGGCGGCGACGTCGCCGTTCGGCGTATAGAAGACACCGCTCGCCACATCCCAGCGGAAGGGCGTGCCGGTGCCGTCGGCATGCTGCGGCCGCTCGGCCGTTCCGTCGATCTGAAGAGCGATGGTGCCGGTCCAGCCGAGCTCCCTCGCCGTCTTCACCGTCCGCCCGGCATCGGTATTCGCGCCGACGCCCTCCTCCGCCTTGACCGGGATGCCGCGGGTCAGCGTGACGACGACCTCGCTTTCCGAGCGCGCCACCTGCGGTGTGAAATTCGGCACCTGGAGCGCTTCCGAACGGTTCTTCACGTTGGAGAAGACGTAATCCTCCAGCTCGATGCGCGTGATGAGGCCGTCGCCGTTGCGGTCGGCACTGCCTTCCACCGCGCGGGCAAAGCTCCAGCTCAGCGCGCCGCGCGGCTGGCCGTCGATGATGACCTCCGGCGTCGGCTGGCTCTCCAGCGAGGCGGCAAGCACCGTCACCTGCTTGAAATCCGCCTCCTTGAGGTTCGCGCCGGAAATCGCCTCCTGCGAGGGCGGCGCGAGCTTGACCTTCACGGCGGGGGCAAGACGCGTCTTGCCCTTGATCGACCGGCTCATGCCGCCGGAAAAACAACTGTCGGAGACGAAGAGCACATGCACGCCCTTGCCCTCGGCCTCGGCGAACCAGGCGTTCATCTCGTTGTCGACGATGATCTCCTTCGAGGTCTCCTCGTAGCGGTTGCGGTCGAAGCCGGGAAGCTGGAGGAATTCGTCCAGTCCGTCCGCCTCGTCGCCGGGGATGAGCTCGGGCATCTGCGCGCCGTGGCCGGCATAGGTGAAGATGATCGTGTCACCGGGCGCGGCTTCAGTCACCATGTCCGTCCAGGCCTTGCGGATATCGTCCTTGCGAGCCTCTTCGTTGGTGAACTTGATCGCCTTGAAGCCCGCTTCGTTCATCGAGCGGTAGACGTCCTCGGCATCCTGCACCGCGCCGTCGAGGCTGACGTCGTTGGGATAATGGTCGACGCCGACGACGAGGGCATAGGTCTGCGCCGCGAGCGCGGGCACGGGAAGCGCGGCGGCAAGGCAGGCAGCGAGAAGCCGGGGCAGCGTCTTCATCCGTCGACGTCCACTTCCACGCGCCGGTCGAGCTGGTGCAGCGTCTCCGTGTCATAGGCCGTGGCGTCGTCCGGCTTGAAGGGCTCGTCCTCGCCCTTGCCCTCGGTGGTGATCGTGCCGGCAAAGCCGGCCTGGTAGAGATAGGCCTTCAGCGTTTCGGCGCGGGCGAGCGAGAGCTTGTAGTTCGCCTCCGCCGAGCCGACCGGATCGGTATGGCCGATGAGCTTGATCGTGGCCGGCTTGACGGCCTTGAGGCATCCGGCGAGATCCTTCGCCGCCTCCTCGCCCTCGGGCGTGAAATCCGCCGTGCCGAAGACGTAGCGCACGGGCGTCGACTTCTTCTTGATCGTCACGCCGCGGAAGGAGACCTTGCAGCCGCCGCGCATGGAAAGCTGCACCGGCCTGGGCGCGGCAAGGCGCATCTCGCTCGCCAGCCTGTCGAGGCGCAGGATATATTGCTCGTCAGGCGCCATCCAGTCCGGCGTCAGCGTCTCGTTCGAGCCGTCCTCGAGCGCGAGTTGGTAGAGACGCGCGGCCTGCTCGTAGTCCTTGCGCTCGCGGGCGAGGTCGCCGAGCGCGTCGAACACCTGCCAGGGCCCGCCATACTGCTTCTGCAGGCCTTCCAGTTCCTGCCGGTGATCGGCGAGCCTGCCGCCGTTGCCGACGGCGGTGGAGATGCGGTTGAAGGCGGCGAGCGCGGCGACGCGGCCGACCAGCGTGCGCTCGTTGGCGCTGCAATTGGCCGTGCCGGCCGTCTCGGCGACGGCGCGCGCCTTCTGCTCGTCGCCGGCGTTGAACGCTTCTATGACGCCGGTGAAGGCCTCGCAGGCGGCGGCCGCAGGCGCGGCTCCGGCCAGTACGAAGAGTGTCGCCGCTAGAGATCGCATCAGCATTGTCGGTCGTGCCCCCTGTCCTTCCGAAACGAACGGCAGGGGCGTTCCGGCCCCTGCCCTTTTCCTATCTGATCTCGAACGTCACCATCTGCAAGCCGCTTGCGCCGTTGTCCTGCTCGGCCTGCCTGGCAAGGTTGACGGCAAGGCCCCGGGTCGGCGGCTGCCTGGAGCTCGCCACCAGTTGCCTGGCCTTTTCCGCCGTCAGCTTCTGGTCGCCGAGCCCGCCGATGCGGCAGAAGGCGATCATCGTCTCGCCGGCGGAGGGCGAATCGAAGGTGAGGTTGCCCGAGCCCGGCTGCGGGATGAGGCGCTTCTCACCGGGATTCAGCGTCGTGTTGCCGATCATCACGTCCGGGATGATCTCGACATTGCCGGTATCCTCGACATAGACCACCTGAAGCTCGCAGGCATGGTTCGTGCTGAGCTCGAAGCTCAGGTAGTCGCCCACCTTCGCGGAGGTCGAAGGCACCTGGAGCGCGAGCTTCACCTTGTCGGCCTGCGCCTTGTCGTCCTGCTTGTAGGCGGGAACGGCATAGGCGGTCTCGGCCGGCGCGGCATACTGGTCGCCGCCGGCGGCCTGGCCGGTCTGCTGCGGCTGCTGGTAGCCGTTGTCATCGGCCGGCTGCTGGTAGTTGGCGGTATCAGCCGCCGGCTGGCTGTAGCCGGCATCGTGCGCCACCTCGTCCGGGTTGGCGCCGCGATGCAGCGGCCGAAGCTGGCGCAGCGGCTCCAGCATGAAGGCATATTGCTCCTCCACCTCGACGCGCGGGATCGTCGCGCCCGCCTCCAGCGTCGCCACCCAGTCGAGCCCGATGCGCAGCGCATTGACGTCGGTAAGGCGGCGGATATCGGAGGCGAACTCTTCCGGCGTCATGTCGAACTCGGCGGCAAGCTGCTCGAAGTTCAATTCGTCCTCGTACTTGTCGGCGAAGTAGGTGAAGATCTCCGCCCCGCCCGGCGCCTTCAGGCTGGTCTTGCCGCCGCCGGAGGTCGGCTCGGTGATGCCGAGGCGGTCGAGCGCGGCGACGAAGCGGTCGGTGTCGCGCTTGTAGACCTCGTTCAGCTCCTCCTGCGGCACGTAGATGGCGAGCAGCTCGTCCTGCTGGTCCTTGGAGAACAGCGTGGAGGTCTCGATATGCTCGCGCAACTGGTCGCGCTTCGACAGGATGCCGTCGAAATGGCAGTCGAAGCAGGAGCGCGCATTGATGATCTCGACGCCCTTGCCGATCGGCCGCTTGCGGAAGGAGACGATCGTCGTCGGGCCGACCTCGAGCTGGTCGCCCTTGTTGGTCGAAAGGTAATAGCCCTGCAGGCCGTTCG